ATACCATCAGTAACATCAAACGCAACGATTGCTAAAGGATTAAATCTTTTAGAAATTTCTATGAAAGAGTACGGTGATGGGTTATTTCTTAAAAGATACAACTCGCCTGATTTATCGTCTTTAGTATATCTTCCGCCTAATGTTATATGTAGTCTTTCAAAATTAATAGGGGTATAAGTAGCCTGTGAAAACACTGCGCTACTAACAGCAGTGGCTCTACTACCTCTATCTATAAATCTTTTACCTGGTTGAGTTGGGGTAAGATCATTTATAGTATAACCAGTTAGAGTAAAGTTCCAAGTATTAGTTGAAGGAGTGGCTGCTTCTTCATATGCGTCTTCAGTAAAGTAGTATAAACCAGCTACGTAATCAATAGTATCAGTGCTTCCTACTAACTGAAACTCTTGACTAAATTGTGTTTGATGAAGTTCAGAAACACTATATCTACTGAATACACTGTTTGCTTTAGCTACTGGAATTCTGTGAGCACCGCCAGCATTATCCCACTGTGTAGAATCTACCCAACGCTTAGCTGTGATTGATCTAAACTCTAAGTTGTCTGTTACATCCCAAATAATATTAAAACTTTGACCACCTACATCAGCTACGCTAGGTTGTTGCGGAACACCAATATCACCTTTTTTCATGATACTAGAACCGTTTACAACTACCATAGGAGGAAGAGGAGTTACATTTGGCAAATTCATGGGATTGTAATTAAGCAATTGACTATAAAAGGGACTGTTCGCATCCATACTTACATCATATGAATAATCAAAAGTAAAGTTATCAGTTTCTAATCTGTTAGCTATTTTAAATCCCTTTCTTTCAAAAAAGTTCCAACCAGTTTCACCGGCTAATGGATTTTTAGTAGTAGCATCTTGATACTGAGTGATCCCATCTATCTTGGTCATTACATTAAAGAATGTAGGTAAGTTAATATGAAAGTCTATATTATTACTATTATAGTTACCTGCTCCCGTATTCATTCTAAAGTCAAATTCGCCAGTGGGTTTTTTTGTTACCATACTTAACGCACCACCTTCTGTGTTTCTACCAAAGAGTGTACCTTGAGGTCCTTTTAGTACTTCAATTCTTTCTAAGTCTAGCAATGCTGCGTTCAATCCATGTTGTCTACCTAAGTATACTCCATCTATGTAAACACCTACTCCTTGTTCACGCGCTGGTTGATTAGCATCAAGAGGAACAATACCCCTAATACCAATAGTAACAGCAGATTGTCTAGATTCAAATGGAGCTATGTTTAATCCAGGAACAGAACCATCAGCCAAGTCCATTAAGCTTTGTACGTGTCTTTCTTGTAAATTCTTTGAGCTTACTACTGACATTGATATGGGTGTATCAATTAAGTTTGTTTCTCTTTTGGTAGCTGTAACTACTATTTCTTCTAGCGAGGGTTGTGCCTGGGTTGATAAAGAAATGGCACTTATAAAAAGTGCCGTGAAAAGTTTATTGAGTTTATTCATTTATATTATCCTTGACTGTTATAATTTTGTCACACATATTTATTAAATACTATGTTAAAATTATGTGACAGGCCTGTCAAGATTTGATTAATTTTTTACCATAAATTATACTTCTAATAATGATCCTGTACTATCAGCAAACTGATCTAAGTGTACACCAGTCTTTTCTAACATTGTGTGTATCAAACGAGCATGGGAAGTATCTTGAGCATAAGCTAAGTGCTGATTACCTTTAATGCCACCTGCACGACCAATTAGCACTGACGGTAGTGGATCGTTATTATGTCTGTCTGAATTGCTCATGTTAGAACCAAATAAGATCACGGTATCGTCAAGTAAACCCATATCTTTTAGTCTAAGAGCAAATTTAGCAGCGCGTTCAGTTTGCCAACGCTGTAGTCTTACTAATTGTTCGTACTTGGCTTCATTTTCTTGATGATGGCTAAGTGGATGAAACGCTTCCTCAATGCCCAAGTTGCTGAACACTCTCATACTGGCTTCTTTAACTGTGCGCATACTCACGATACGAGTTTGTCCTGTTTGTAATGCTAATGCCATCATTTCATACTGAATATCTAATAGTGCTTCAAAATCGTCGGGCGGACCAATAGGAGCTTCTGGTAAATCAGTAAGACCACTAGCACTGCTTTCTAACCCTGATATGCGCTTTTCAATATCGCGTACACTGCTCAAATACTCTTCCACTTTAAGTTTGTCGTTGTTATCCAGTTTCTTATTTAGTGATTTAGTACTCTCCATTACATAGTCTAACAAGCTATTTTTCTGTGTTAGAATGTTCATGCGATCTTGATAGTTGTCACCTTCCCCGAACATGGTATAATATACCTTTCTGGGATTGCCTTCAAGCGGTAATGCTTGATTGTTAGAACGATAGCTAAGTGATCCGCCGGGTTCGCCGCATAATTCTAACGAACTCAGAGGTGTATTTGTAAAGTGCTTAGCTGCAATCTGATCAGCACTTAAACCTTGTTCACCTGTTCTTTGGTCTGGTGCTACACAAGTTAACCAAGTTTCTTCAATGATACTATGAGGATTGGAACTTTCACCTCCTTTGTTTCTCAATCCGCTTACTACAGTAACATAGTCTCTAAGAGGTTCTAATGGTTTTAGTATGGGTGAAAACTCAAAGTCTTTACCTGTTTGTTGAGGAGTCCAATATTTCATTACAGCACCGTGAGGAAAGTAAATGAAAGCTAACTTAGGATCAGCAATAGGAGCTGCGGTAACAGTAGGTATCATAGCATCTAACATGGGCAGTGTTAAGCTGAAACCTGCACCTTTTAATAATGTTCTACGAGATAACGGTTTGTTTTTTAAAAACATTTTACACTCCTCTTTATATGTATTTAATAAAGAGGGTGTGCAACAAATGTTCAAGTTTACTCAACCGTATTTAAAGGATTCGCTAAAATTTCCTGCATTTTCTTTTCTAAATCTTCGCGGACCGTTCTTAAAGTAGTATCTAACTCTTTAACTCTATCATTAAGTTCTTTTTCCATTTCATACACATCGTTTCTTAAATCACGCTGGGTAGTTGCGGTATTTTCGTCAATAGTTCTAACCAATGATTCTTGATCACGCATACTTTGTCTGATATCATTTATTTGAGTGCGTTGTTCGGCTAACAATTGATTAGTAGTAGCAAACTGTTGATCTATGGCTGTTTTAAACTCGTTCATTTGTGTTTGCTGTACTGCTAACTGTTGTTCTATGCCTGACATATCAGGAGCAATATAACTTGTGACAGCTTCTTCAGCATCCAACAAACGCTGATACACTTCAAATCCTCCCCAAAGTGCTCCGCCTAATGCACTTAAAATAGGTATCAACAATAGCAGTTTACTACCGCTTAAACTCATTCCGGCAAATTCTACTTGTGCTGTTTTGTTTTCTTCATCACTCATGATGTTATTACCTCAAAATTTAAATTATTCTTATTATCATACCTAATAGGATAAAAATAGTCGTTAAAAGAAATCCTATAAAAAACGCATCAATCCAAAACTTTTTACTTATAGCATTTGCTCTTGCTTTTTCTATTCTAGCTTCTCTGATATGTCTTCTTTCTCTCAGCATATCTTCATAAAACTGAGCTTGACCAGAATAGATAAGAAATTCGCGCAACTCTTTTTCTATTTTTGCTGCTTTATGTTTGGCTGCAGTAATTTCTAAGGCTTGAGCTTCTACACTTTTGCCTGCGAATATTTTTTTGAATAAAGGGGCATTTTCATTATATTGTGATGCTTCAGATATGGTTTCTTTTGCATCAAAAAATTTGCCAAAATAACCCGCAACATCTTCTATCTCTCTTCCTGCTTCAACTGCTTTCTTTATACCATTGAAAGCAGAAACAGCCATATTGAGTGCTATACCTATTTCCAACATAACTTTACCCCTATTTTATTTTAGCTTCTTGACATATAAGCACTAGAACCAAAGAATGTTGCTACTACACCTGCTTGTGCGATATAAAACATGCTTAACAAGTTATCTAACGCAGTAAGTCTTTCTACGCTTAAAAATGGTAAGAATAGTGCAATAGTAAAAAACACCATAGAACCCATAGCTACCCAAGCCATTTGTCTTAACTGATCTTCTTTTCTGTCTTTGTTTTCTAATTCTGCTAAACGTTCTGCTTTAGCAATTTCTTCATCGGAAACTATTCCGTCGCCGTCAGCATCATATTGGTTATATTCTGAATTGTCTTGTAATTTTTTTACCATGTTTATTATCTCCCGTATTGTAATGACATTAGTTCTTGGTGTCTTTGATCCTGCGCACCAAATATTTGATTGGAACTAGATACTGCTGGTACACGGTTGTTTGTATACATGCCTCTATCTAAATACCAATTACTCTGATCAACAAGCATTCCGCCATACTGATCAAATCCTTGTTTATATCCTATTAACTGTAATGCTATTGCTTGAGACTCTGGATCCATAGATCCTATTCTTATCTCTGCTTGACTTTCTATCTCTTCTGTACTCATAGTTTCTATCGTATTTTCTACTTTGGCTGTTTGTACTTGTTCGTCTTGTGTAGGCGGCTTAATTTCAAATCTACTAAAATCAGGAACTGGAGTATTCAGTATTTCTGTTATTGTTCCTCCCAATGCTAATACTTGTTGCATAGAATTATTATTGAATGTAGAAGTAGCAGTGGTTACAACATCCAAACTAACTTCACTCATCAATGTTATATCATCAAAACTGTCATTTGTTGTTTCTTCATTATTATTTGTTTCTTCTTGTGCTACAATATTTCCTACACTTGTTTCTTCTTCCTCACTAACTTGTTCGGTAGCAGCAACTACTGTTTCTGTATTATTTTCTTGTACCGTGTTATCGGAAAGAAGTGTTTCAATATTTGTTTCACTGACGTTACTCGAAGGTGAAACAGCAATAATTGTTTCTAGTTCTTCTTCTATATTATCGTCAACAATCAGCGTGTCATCAACTGTGGTTTCTATATCTTCTACTTGCTTTTCATCTTGATCTGCAATTTCTGCAATCAATGAATCAGAGCTAACGCTTTGTTCTGTTAATTGTGTAACTTCAACTCTTATAATATTTTCTTGTTTAACCGGTTCGGCAATATCATCTGTTTTAATGATTGAAATATTTGTTGAGGTAATAGTTTCAACAATCTGGTTTTCCATAATTGTATTACTATCATACTGACTTAAAGAATCAATAGATTCATCGTCTGTGTTGTTAAGTATTCCAATTAATTTCAACAACGACAATACCGACTCCCCGTCTGATAAGTCCTCATCTAAAAATTCTTCATCCGCTATTAAGTCCTCATCTAACAGTTCTTCATCATCTAAAAATTCTTCATCTGCTATGAATTCATCTTCAAAGAATTCCTCTTCTAAGTCTTCGTATAGTTCTTCTTCACTATATTCATCATACATCTCATCTTCAAAAACTTCATCTAAATTCATATCAATTTCTGACATAAAATTTTCCAAGTATCCAGGGCAATCTATACTTGATAATGGATCACCATTACATTGTAATTCTAATAATGCTTCTTGAAATCCAGCACAAGAAGTTGATGACAGTGGATCTTCATAACAAGGATCTATCCCATAATTCAATCTAAAATTAATGTTCCTTACTTCGGGCCCATAAAATCCTGCCCAACCATTTGTGTCTCTACCTACAAATCCAACTTTCACCTCATCCAAATCATTTATTTGATACGGGTTTGTAAAAGTTTCTGAATAATTGAAGTTTGTCCAATTGAATCTATAATTTAAATCATAGTTGTAGGATTCTACTAAACTATTATTGTTATAAAACTTTGCATACGCTGTTAAGTAATCAAGTTGCCCGTTATCCCAACCATTACCATTCTTAGCAATAAAGTTAAAGCTAAACCCGTTAACAATAATGCCACTACCAGCAGCACTCAATGCTTGTGCTATATCAACGGGTTGATAAATGTCAGTTAAGCCATACGAAAAATTAATCAAACTGGGATTATTAAACGCACCTACAGCAGGCAATGGTCCACAGTATCCAGGACCACCAGGAGACCAGCACGTAAGTTGTTCTCCTACTGATCCAGCGTTTACCCAACCAGTATAGTCAATTAAGTTTGGTGTGTAATCTTGACTGTGAGCCATAGAAGAAACGACTAACAACACAAGTAATAAAAACTGCTTCATCTACTTCTCGGCATATTGGGAGTACTGGCTACATCACGATCTCGTCTTTCATTGTATCCAGGCACTTCTTCTCTGTTCAGTTCCCAAGATATAGAAGCATCGGATCCAATCTTACCTTCATAAGGGCAAGGAGTTCCTGCCATTTTCATAGCAGTCCATACTCGTTCGTCTTGGCACATTAGTGATACAGCAGCAACACGCATACCCATATCGTAAAGAGTTTTGCTTAGTTTTATTCGTTCACAATTTTCATCTGTAATGCTTTTACCAGTAGATAAACCAAATATTTGTGTTTGTACTGCTCCACTGATGCCTGTTGTACACAAGTCTTGTGAGTAACTGCTACCGATACTAGGTGCTATCGCACTAGGAGGCGGTGAGTTAATTTCTTGTTCAATACGCTGAGTGCTTTCGTTTCTTGTTACGTTTTCATTATAGTTGTTGTTGGTGTTATCTGATACAGTTAAGTTTTGATTTGTGTTGGTATTTGTGTTTACACTTGTTTGGTTTATATTATTGTCGCTTGTGCTTACACTTTGATTGACATTTAAATTTTCATTAACGCTATTGCTAGTGTTAACATTATTAGAGTTACTAGTGACCACACTACTGTTATTATTTGTGTTTACATTGGTGCTTGTATTAACGTTATTATTATTATTGGTAGCAGTGCTAGTATTAACGTTATTGTTGGTATTAACGGATGTGCTTGTATTAATATTAGTATTTAAATTTGTATTATCACTGACGCTAACGTTGTTATTATTGTTCGTGTTAACCGATGTGCTTGTGTTTATATTATTATTGGTAGCAGTGCTAGTACTGGTGTTTATATTGTTATTGGTGTTTGCACTTACACTATTGTTTGTATTGTTATTAGTATTTACAGATGTATTTGTGTTTACGTTGGTGCTTGTATTAACGTTATTATTATTATTGGTAGCGGTGCTGGTGTTTATATTAGTATTCAAGTTGGTACTGTCACTCGTGCTAACATTATTATTATTGTTTGTTGCAGTACTGGTACTAGTGTTTATATTAGTATTCAGATTGGTACTGTCACTAGTACTTACATTATTATTATTGTTTGTAGCAGTACTGGTGTTTACATTGGTATTGGTATTATCACTAGTAATAACATTGTTATTGGTGTTATTGGTTGTGGTTGTAGTTGCGTTAGTAGTATTTATGGTCGTAGTATCCTGTCCAAATACAGGCATACTAAAAACACAGAATACTATGGCACTTGTTATTATTTTTAGTGTGCTCATTTTATTCTCCGGCTATATCTTAAAGACTAGCTATTGTTATTATTGTAGTAATATTTAGTGTTTACCCGAAATTACAAAATATGTATATATTACGATGAGTTATATGTAAGTTGTTGATTTTATTAGTTAAATTAAGGCTTGACATTTTATTCAAATCGTATATACTAGCACTATATATAGACAACAAAGAGGTGATTAAAATGCGTAACGATTTTGTACATGGTGTTATGATTAGTGCAGTAGTAACAGGCTTGTTTCTTGCTGTAATTTTTGATGTTAGTAACATGCCAATGCACGGAGAAATTAAAACTGCTCTTGAGACTTGCAAAGCAGATTTGCCAAGAAATCAAGAATGTGAAATTGTAATTACTGCTCAAGTAGTAACAGAAATAGAGTAACATGAAAACTTATATAACTTCAGATTTACATTTTGGACACAAGTCCATAGCAACTTTTTGTCCGAAAACTCGCGGGCATTGGGATACGCGCAACGACCCTGACACTATGAATCGTGACATGATCCAAATGTGGAATCAGACTGTAAACCCTGAAGATATCGTATACATTCTAGGTGACGTAGCATTTTGCTCGGCTGCTGAAGCTGTACAGATCATGCGTCAACTAAACGGTACCAAGATACTGGTTGAGGGCAACCACGATAGGAAAAACCTGCGTGATCCTGTTTTCCGAGCATGTTTCAAAGAAGTTCACAAGTATCATGATATCGTCTATCAGGATACTATGGTAGTAATGTTTCACTATCCTATCGCCGAATGGGATCAGATGCATCGTGGCTCGGTCCACTTTCATGGTCACTTACACGGTAATGTGTCTGGTATGGAACAGTATCGCTGCCGAGACATGGGCTTTGATGCTACTGGCAAGATCGTGACGCTGATGGAAGACGCTATCACTGCCGCTAAACTGGGTCAAATTAAAGGTCATCATTAACCTCAATAAAATCAATAACTTAGCTGGTTCGGTAAGTTATTGATTTTGTTCATATTTTATTTTTAACAAAAGGTTTGACATTCTTGCCCAATCTGTTATAATAGTTATATAAATTGATTAAAGAACATTTCGGAGTTGAATGATGAATATCGTAGAACGCGCAAGAGTTTTCGCTACTGCTGCTCATGCCGCTGTTGGTCAGAAACGCAAGTACACAGGTGAGGACTATATAGTTCACCCCACTGAAGTAGCTGGGATCGTGCGTGATGCTGGCGGCACTGATGCTCAAATTGCCGCTGCATATCTGCATGATGTAGTAGAAGATACTGGGGTGACTATTGAGCAGATTGAAAGAGAGTTTGGCACAGAGATAACAGAACTGGTTAGCTACCTGACAGATGTTAGCAAGCCCTCAGATGGCAATCGCAAGGTGCGTAAAACTATTGATCGCAAGCACACTGCTAAAGCACCTGCTGCTGCTAAAACTGTTAAGCTGGCTGACCTGATCAGCAACACGCAAAGCATTGTCAAATATGATATGAACTTTGCTGAAACTTATCTGGAAGAAAAGATGGAACTGCTGAGTGTCCTACAACATGGCGGCGACCCTGTACTGTGGAAGCAAGCACATACCCTGTGTAAAGAAGGTAAGCGAATCGTACAAGAACATCGTGTTCAACAAGCCCTGGAAAAGATGGAGAACGTATAATGGGTAATACAGTTAAGCCAACTCAAGAACATATCCAGCGGGCAAGAAATGGCATAATGATTCAGTACAATGCTATGTTTGATGCTGAGACTCGGAACAAAATGGCTGAACTGGGCATTGATAAGTTTATTGACTACCAGGCAGAGCGTATCGCACACGAACAGGCATACACAATGTTCTACGCTAGCTGTTTGCATCCTAAAAGTGAATAAGAGGACAAAAGGCTAAGATTCTTTTTCGTAAGAAGGCTTGACTTTATACCCAAATACTGTATAATAGCTTTATAGTAAACAAACAGGAACAATGATGAAAAATCTTATTTTGGTTCGCGGCATCCCCGGCTCGGGTAAGACTACCCTTGCTAGAAACTTGTGCAATCTGCTAGACAACGTAATGGCAAGACACTACGAAGCCGATATGTACTTTGAGGATGCTCAGGGTAACTACAACTTTGATGCCGAGCGACTGGTCTTAGCACATGGTTGGTGTTTACGTAAAACTCGTGAAGCTTTGGAAGAGAATCGCACTGTAATAGTAAGCAATACTTTTACTACTAAGCGCGAACTGAAGCCTTACTTCAACCTTGCAAAAGAGTTTTTTATTGTGCCAGTTGTATACTTGGCTCAGAATCAGTTTCCTAATGTGCATAATGTACCTGCTGAAAAGCTGGAGCAGATGCGCAACCGTTTTCAGTATGATATTCAGGAACTTTTCGAGGCAAACAATGAATGCTAATTTTACTATCCTGTCCAACTCATCTGAAGTAATCGTTCTTAGGGATCTAGGTCCCTGGGATACTTACAAAACGATTACTAATGATGCTGAAGCCGTAGTCAAGTATTTGTTTAAGTCAGGCCAAGCAACCGGGACAAAACAGATTGTATACTTTGACAGTGACGGCGAAAATACCAAGTTGAATCATGATGGCATAGGTAACTTTACTGGGTTCAGTAGCTAAGTTATTGATTCTTAAAGAAATCTATTTTTATCAAAAGGCTTGACTTCTTACCCAAATCTGCTATAATAGTTATATAAATTGATGAAACGGGAGATAAAAAGATGTCAGACGATCAAGTAGTATTATGTTCACGATGCCAACAAGGAGAAGCCCAGTCTCCGCACACTTGCCCTTACGCAGAAGAAATAGCCGACGACCGTGAAACTCTGTGTACTTGTTGCCAGGAATGTGAAACTCAATGCTGTCAGGATATATAAAATGGGTCGGTTAGAACTGAAAGCTTTTGTAGAACAGAATCCAGACTTAGTAACTATGCGCGAGTCCACGCGCTATCCTGGCTTGTTTGTATTAAAGTACAAGCGGCGGGTATTCTTTGACGCACTTTGGAACGAGTATCTGGAAGAGTGCCGAGGCACCGTAATTGATCGTGACTTCAACGTGATCGTGCGGCCATTCACAAAAATCTATAACCACGGTATTGAAGATCGTGCTCCTGTGTTCCAGCCCAACGATGTAGTTTTGGCTTATGATAAAGTCAACGGCTTCATGGCATCAGTGACTACTTATAAGGACGAGTTGCTAGTATCTACTACTGGTTCACTGGACTCTGACTTTGCTGTAATGGCAGAACGGATGATTTTAGATACGGCTGATGTGTTTGTGATAAAGCATTTTTGTCAGAACGGCAAAGTGACATTGCTGTTTGAAGTAGTGCATCCGTCAGATCCACATATCATTCCTGAACAAGCAGGATTGTATTACCTGGGATATCGTATCAACGACTGGTACTCTGATATGCGTCATATGGCATACGAAACAATTGCATGTGATCTGATCAGAAAGGCACGATGGATGAAGGTTAATCCTGTACCCAGCTATATGGTAACTACTGTAGCTGAATTGGAAAAGTCTATGTTGACTTCACGTAGAGAAGGTGTGGTGTTTTATCATATGGACGGTCGTGCTGCAAAGATCAAGACAAAGTACTATTTGGCACAAAAGTTTGTAGCTCGTAACCCTCGCACTGATAAGCTGTTGACACAGGCAGCATATGAGATTTTAGACGAGGAATACTATCCTTTGCTTAACGAGATTCGTGCTAAAATTGACGAATTCACTACACTGGATGAACAAGCGCGATTGGCATGGTGCCGTAACTTTTTGGAGAATATGTAATGAAATTTACAATTGAAATAGACTGCGAACCAGCGGCTGATGTGTTAAGTGAATACTTCGGCACTACACTACCAGAAGAGTATCTGGTTTCTATAATCAAAAAGTCAGGCATACTGATTGGTGAGTTGGCTGATGGTAGCATTAGGGACACTGCTGCTCGTGACTATCTGATTAATCATTTGGTTGAAAGTTTGGGCGGTGACAGACGAGAATGGCCAATGTACAGTACACCGCAAGCTGAAGCAACTGCTTTTTATGAATGGTTCGCGGCGGCAATAGTTGGCGTGGGCGGAACATTTGATACAGGTGCTTGATTTTTCAAGCGTTTTATTTATATAAAAGGCTTGACTTCTTGCCCATTTCTGCTATAATAGTATTATAAAGTTGATTAACGGAGAGATAAGACATGACTAAGCTTTTCGCTGAAATGAATGATCAAGAGCGTAACGAAGTTCGTATGTATGGCTGCTCAGTATCCGATATGCGCGAAACTGTAGAACGTGAAATATTCAGTGGCATCTCATCTTTTCACCGAGATGCTGCTATGATTGCTATGAGCATTATGTCAGACTGTCAGGCAATGCTGAACAGTGATAACGGCGGCACATACGATCTTATGACTGTGGAAGATGTTCGCCAAGCACTAAATCGTGCTAAGTGGATTCTGTCAACTTATGTAAAGGACCCAGTATGACAATTGAAGAACAAATTGCGGAAGCTATTCGTCTTACAGAAGAAAGCAATCTCCGTATTGAAAAACTTGAGATAGTGGCTCAACAGTTAATAGACCATATATCGTTATTAACTAAAACTACACATACACACTGCCGATGATGATGAAAATTAAAAGATCATGGCGATGGTATTTGGTGTTTATTCCCATGTTACTTATTGCGATAAGTGTTTGTGTGTTGTTTGTCATTCGCCAACTTTTAGAATTAGTTTGGAATTGTACCGCTTGGATAGAAAAAATGATACATAAATATTTAGGCGACCCTCTTAACAAATTTTCAGAAAAAGATTAATAATGGAAATATCAGCAAGACGACAATGTGAAAGCAACAACTCAGTTAAACACTGGGAGTGGATGTTTCCTGCCGATGTGACTTTATATACCACAGAAATGCCTAAAATTAACACGATGGAAAAGTATGGATTGCATCTTGGCTACAAGTTTGAAACTTGCATCTTTTGTAAAGATGGTAGCGATGTGTTAGAGCGTTACGACACTTGGGAAGAAGCAATCGCGGGACATATGAAGCATACTAAAGATAATAATCTCAGGTTCATAGGTGAAGTTTTTATACCTGAAATGGGGAGGACTTCAATACCATGAATGATTGTGAAGAATGGGAAATTTTAACTGATATGGTAGGTGTATGATGAATATTGATTATAAAGAGTTGGTTGATGGTGCTATTGACGAAATAGACGCTGCTTTATTTAGTGGTGACACGTTTCACGATGAAGAAGCAATTGAAGACTTTAGACGCATGATGGAACGTTGGGAAAGACGATTGGTGGAAATTAAATCTATTCTGGACGAGATTCTGGACAAGGAGCAAGCATGATTACAGCAACACAAGCAAGAGAAAAAACAGATAACTCAGCAGCTAAAATTGAAAGAGTTTTGGAATTTATATCTCAACAGATAGATAGTGCTGCTATGTCGGGTCAGCATCATATTTACTTAGATGAAGCACTTGGCAACTATGGGTACATATCAATATTCCCTTCTAGTAAACCTGTAAGCAATCTTGAGGGTGCTCATAAAATTATTTGTAATAAGTTGTCTGAAAATGGATATGTTCTCAGAATGGTAAAACATAATTCTGATATACAATATTTTAAAACAATATACAGCCTTCTTGATGAAGAAGACCCTGATAATAAGTTTAGTATCACGGTATATTGGTAAGTTATTGATTTTATTAAAGAAATCTTTTTATATAAAAAGGCTTGACTTTCTACCCATTTCTGCTATAATAGTTATATAAATTGATGAAACGGGAGATAAATATCTCAGATAAATATCTCAGATAAATATCTGTATGAGAACAGTCAATACCTTTTTTAGTCTAGCACCAGCACCCATGTTCTTATTGGGGGCAATACTCAGCTATGCACTCACACATCACAGTATGTGTGGCGGATTTACACTAGAGATGCCCACGATGTGGTTGGTTATGGCTATCGCACATGTAAGTCCTTGGCTCATGTGGTGGCAACAGAGACGCTTTCAAAGATTCCAAACACGCCCTGATAAACAGCAGTGATAGTGTCCGTCTAGTACTGCTAGTATATCTAGATAGAGATCCCATAATCTATCCGGATATTGCTCATAGTATCCTGCATCAATCCAACCTATGTCATATGCCCGTACTGTACCATGTGGACCTTGTATATACAAGTTTGATACCATTCCGTGATCAGACAGACCCAGTGCTTGTTGAGCATACTGTAGCTGATCATTGATGTGTGTCCATTGCATACAGTATTTAGCTGTATACATGTAGTAGGTCCTGAAATCTTAGCACAACACAACTGTGTACCGCTTACTGAACAAGAAGCCTACTCTAAGATTGCTATGGCAGGTGACGGTTATCCCGACTTCTAAAAAGACTTGACTTCTCGCCCAAATAGTGTATAATAGCTTTATAGTCAACGAATAAGGAGCAATAACATGAAAACCGCATTTATCCTATTATCACTGAGCTTAATGGTTGCTTGTTCACCTGCTGATGATCGGGTCAGAGACAGTGCTGGTAGAATAGAGACATCTCTCCCGGAAGTTTGTTTAAATGGAGTAGTTTACTACTATCATGGACACGGGGTAGACTACCATGGTTGGGGCTTCGCACCAAAATTCAAGCCTGACTCAACCGTAGAAACTTGTGAATAAGGCTTGACTTTAGTTCCAAATCTGTTATAATAATCACATATTCACTGAACAAAGGAATCTTAAATGATCCTCACTAAGCAAGTTGAAAACGAAGCGATTTTGAGCAATGTTGGTGCTACTACCGACTTCAAGATCAAAGCTACTGCAAAATCTTTCCGCATTCTAGCTGACGGCTTGTACGCCAACAAGATTCGCGCAATCGTGCGTGAGCTTTCTTGTAACGCATACGACAGTCACGTTGCTGCAGGTAAAACCGAAACTCCGTTTGACGTACATCTGCCCAACTCACTTGAATCTTACTTTTCAATCCGCGACTATGGCGTGGGTTTGAGTGATAATGAAGTAACCAACATCTTTACTACTTTCTTTGAAAGTACCAAGACTGGCAGCAATGACTTTGTTGGTGCACTGGGTCTGGGTTCAAAGTCTCCCTTCAGCTATACCGATAACTTTACGGTAACCGCAATCAAAGATGGCATCAAAGGCGTTTACACCGCGTTTATTAACGAGCATGGTGTACCCAGTATTGCACTCATGGCACAAGAAGAAACTACTGACCCCGCTGGTGTAGAAATTAGGTTTGCTGTAGAAAATCAGTATGACTTTAATGACTTCTGCCAAGAAGCTATTTTTGTGTATCGCACCTTCAAGCACAAGCCTGTTGTTTCTGGTAACAGCAGGTTCAAGTTTGATAACTTTGAGTATGAAACTCGTGATGTTGTTCCAGGTGTGCATCTAGTAAAAGGCTTGAACAACAGTGTTGCTATCATGGGTAACATTGGTTATCCGATTCGCATCCCTGACAGTAACCAAACACTAGGTGATTTGCGTAGTCTGCTCAACTGCGGATTGGTAATGGAATTTGCAATCGGCGAACTGGACTTTCAGGCATCGCGTGAAGGTTTGAGCTACATTCCTATGACAGTAGAAGCAATCAAGCGAAAGCTTGAACAGTTGCGTGACCAACTTACAGTACATATAGCTACTGAAGCTGACAAGATTAAAAACTTGTGGGAACGTACTTATTTCTTGGTCAACAAGTCTCAGTCTAATATGTGGCGTGATGCAGTATATCAGTATATTCAGAACACAAATTTTGACATGTTTCAAAATAATGGTGGGTATTCCTTGTATCCGCAAGCCTTTAAGATCAAAGTAAGTGATTTGGCATCACGGTACAACATTACTGTTAAAGCGTTTGATTCTGACTATAGAAGCAGGTGTTCTACTGAGAATTCAGATAGTGTTTACAATACAGAAACGCGGGAATACGAAGCTGTTTGGAGTTTTACTCCTTACGAAAAACTCAACTTTGTAATTCAGGATACCAAAACAGGTGCTTATGAACGTGCAAAGTATCATTGGAAAAACAAGAATATTACTCATCAAAGAGTGTATGTACTTTCTCCTACTGACAAGACTAAAGCAATGGATACTGCTGCGTTTTTTACAGCAATCAGGAATCCACCCCAAGCACAAATTTGTCTTGCAAGTACACTTGATGAAAAGCCGCGCAAAGCAGGTATGGCTAAGAACGTTAGCATTATGCACTTGGAGCGTAGGGGCGGCAGAAGTAACAGTGAGGACATGGTTTGGCGCGCCAATGGCAAGCTAAACGATTTTAGCAAAACTGAAACTCACTACTACTTGCCCATCAAAGGCTTTGGATCTTTGGGTAAAGTTGATAACGTAAAAGCATTGCGTCAATATATGAACGATGCAAACATCAGGGTTGAGGTTTTTGGTGTGCGTAAAGCAGACTTAGCAGAAGTAGAATCCATGACAAACTGGGTTCATCTGGACACGTATGTTGAACAGGAACTGAAGAAATTCGGTAATGAACAGATAATGGGTTTGATCAAATCAGCTATTGACTTTGGTGAAGTTTACAAGTACAATGTGTTTAGTAAAGTGAATGCTGACAGCCCGTATCTCAAGCTGCACACAGAATTCAAAGATGTTAAGAAAGTAGATAGTAAAGTTCAATATGCAGTCCAATGGTTATGTAATCAATACAAGGTTCAAACAAACACAAATATTGACGTTACAGCAACCGTTGCTAAGTACAAACAAGAAGTGACCGAGCTTAACAATCGTTATCCTCTTGCGCAATACATTCGTTATGCCCCTGATCAGGAAGTAGCGAATTACATTAACATGATCGACAATATTATTAACAACCAGAAAGGTGAATAAAATGGCATACCCCTATATCGTACAAGGGTCGCAAGTAACAGTAGTAATTGGCTCTAAGCCGCACGTGGTAAGCAGGGCGCACCCCATGTATCAGCGTGTGGTTGATGCTATCAAAGCAAACGATTGGGAAACTGTAGACAGCATTATTGATCCCAAACAGGTAATCTTGGAATACGGTAATGGCAACATTGCTGTTCAAGGTGATACTATGTACTGGAAAGGCGAAGAGTTCCATAACTCATTAGCTACTCGCATGATCCGTATGCTGCAAGACGGTTTTGATGTCAAGCCCATGGTAGCGTTCATGGAGAACTTGATGCAGAACCCTAGCAAGCGGGCTGTGACTGAACTTTATGGCTTCTTGGAAAAGAACAGTTTGCCGATTACTCCCGACGGCTCATTCTTGGCTTACAAGAAAATTCGTCAGGACTATACTGACTGTCACACTGGCAAAATGAATAACTCAGTGGGTCAGGTAGTAGAAATGGAACGCAACCGAGTGGATGACGATCAGAACCAAACTTGTTCTACTGGCTTGCACTTTTGCTCACGCGATTACTTGAACCACTTTGGTGGTGCGCGTATCGTGATCGTTAAGATCAACCCCCGTGATGTTGTGTCAATTCCTAACGACTACAACGATTCAAAAGGTCGTGCATGTTGTTACGAAGTAGTGGACGAGATTGACAAGGACAAGGCTGACGAAGCTTTTGCTAAGTCGGTTCAGGAAGCTGCTGTACGTGAAGCAAGTGTACTGACTGATGCCGAGCGAGTAGAAGTAGCCCGCTTGATTCAGGAAGTGTTGAATCAGCGTAAAGCACAGGCTCTAGCTACTACTGAGTAATTAACAAACCCCAAAGAAATCAGCAACTTACAGAATCAGATGTTTTTAGTAAGTTGTTGATTTCAATGGGGTTTCTTTTTGGCTGTTATTGCTTGAGCATGTTGACTATGATCTCTGGTTAAGATTTCACGCAGGTAACGTAAGTTATTGATTCTTTGTTAAAATTATGTTTGTAAATCAGTAACTTAGCTCAGTGGTTTTATAAAATATTTTTAAAAAAGCTTGACAATACTCAATTTATCTAATACTATATAGAAACTATAACTTTACTTCAATAAGGAATGTCATGAAAGCTAACAAAATGCTTGAAAAAGATTCTAACAACATCACCCGTAACCAAGAGCGGGTTCTCGCTAAGAAAGTAGCAAAACAAGCAAAGGTAGACCCTTATAAGTTTAAATGGAATCACCAACCTAAGGATCCTGATATTCTTTATCCTGAAAATGAAATGAAACGGTCTGTTGGTTCACACAATGAAATATCTTTTGCAGATCGGGTGAAAGAAATAGAAAAGGATCCTAGGTTCGATTCTCTTATTCGCAGAATTAAAAAGAAGTTTGAAGGTAAATTGAAAATGTCTGATCGTCCTGACTTCAAACTAGTACCTATCAGTAAAATTGTGATTGACTTAGATATTCAGCGGGATATCATTATAAATCACTTGTTTGAAATCTTGGAAAACTTTCATCCATGGCGAATCAGTCCGGTTTTTGCAGTAAAAGATCCGGGAGTAGAAAGGTACCATGCATGTGATGGTCAACATAATACTACTGCTCAAATGATTCTTTTTGTTGCTAAGATATGGTCAGACATTACTGGTAACAAAGAGTTTATGGTTCCTGTGTGGTATGTAGAAACTTCTGATCGTAGCTTTGCGCGTGATCTTTTCACATTCGTTAACGGAAAAGGTAGAAGAAACGTTGACGAATATACTATGATACGTAATGATGTGTATAAAATTCGTATTGATGGTAAAACCAAAGAAGATGATGCAGACGCATGGGAAAATCATGTTAAAGTAGAAAGTATTGAGAAAAACAACTGCACACTTATCAAGAAAGAAGATAAAGATAATAGTGGATTAGCTGGCTCTATTACACACATTCAAGCAGTAGTTTCCAGGTCTAGTAAGGTACTAGATCATATCACGGCTGAACATGATTTGTATTACCCGGGAGAACCACTTCATAACTCCGAATTCGGTTTCTTTGAAAGCTTCTACAAAGAGTTTATTGAAACAAAGATTTACAAAACCCGAAACGATAAAAACTTCCGTAGTTTTATGGATGAGATCATGGGTACATTACGTAAAGGGTTTTATACGCAAAATAACTTGGCTACCCAAACTAAAAGAGCATGGGAAGAGCATTATAAACACAAGCACGGTGCGCTGGTTGATGTGCCCACTGCCCCGTTCAATGCTGCTTCCGGTGTCGTGTGCAGAGCTTATGTCAGAAACGGTGGAAGTCATCGTGTATTGGAAATCGCAGACACTGGTATATTTTCTCAAACTGATATTTACGACTTTTTAGACACTTGTGTTACTGAGAGGTTTGTAAAATGATTGCACTAAAGGATGATTCTACGACCGGTCTTTATCTCATAAAAACAGGTCATAAAATACCGCTAACTGTCGGATCAGATATATTTGTTCACACCGACGGTTGGGGTAGAACAACCCATGAAGAGAAACGAATCAAAGCTTATATAGGTCATACTGGATGTGCTCAACAATTTAATGATCTGTACTATGGGCCCACAGATGTAGTAACAGATTTAGAAGAGTCTCGTAGATTGCTACAAGCGCATGTTAGTATCAAACTTGACCAATGGGTATGGGAGTGGATAGATCCTAACAGCGGTCAGACGTATAACGATCTACAGAATTGGTTCGAGAATAGAATCAGAAAATTCGGTCTTCCCGTATATCGCGTGAAAAAAGAGCACATGCCCTACGGACCCTTTACGTCTAAACCTATGTTTAGTATCATTGACATTTGTTCTGATCAAAATAAGTACCTAGAATCGGTGTAAGTAACTGATAGGTCAAGCCTTTTATTTTTGATAGAAGGCTTGACATTCTTTCTAATTCTGATACACTAATATAATATGAATATATACGAAAACTACCCTGTTCAAGTTGAGATTGTACGCAAGTTTACTTCAGGTACACTTGAAGGCATAACCCATACAGATCGTATGGGTTTTATGACTTATAACGATGCTAAAGCTTGGGCTTGGGCAGTAAGTAACAGTACTCGTACCAACTATACAATAATCAGTTTAACCGACATAAAAACCAACAAAGAATTGGATTTTACTTCAGTTGGAAGCTAAGTTATTGATTTCTAAAGAGATTTATTTTTAGCCAAAGGCTTGACTTTCGGGTAAAACCTGCTATAATAGTATTATACAGTGAATAAACAGGAGCACAAAATGTCAGCACTTCAAGCACTTATCAATCAAAAGAATCAGTGGAACGCGATTTTCAACGGTGAGCAATTTGAGATTAAAACTGCTAAAGGTAGACAACGTGTAGCCAGTATGATTGATTCCGATCTTAGCCCTGAGAATCTTACCTGTGACGGTGAACTGCCCCGTAGTCAGGTTCAAGCCCGGTATCGTGCATTGACTGCTGCTGCTAAAGAGCTAGTTAAGCTGGATCCTTCTGTTAAAATTTACGAATTTAGTTAAAAAAGGCTTGACTTCTTACCCATTTCTGCTATAATAGTTCTATAGTCAACAAAGAGCGAGAAAGTATAATGTATACTGTAACCTACAAATACTACAACTATGATAGCCTGAGCAAGTCTTTTGACACATATATTGCTGCTAAGGGTTTCTTCAACCGCATTAGTCGCGACCGCCGAGTTCGCCGTGTTGAGTTGATCGTACCTGCAACAGAATAAATTTCAAATAAGGCTTGACTTCTTACCCAAATCTGCTATAATAACATCATACAGTAAACAAACAAGAGAGAAAATACTATGTCAGTAATCAGAATCAAGCGCGGTACTTATCGTAATGCTCCCATTATCAACACTACTTTCAAGTTGGTACGGGGCTATCAAGTAGGTGTTAAAGGCGGCTACGTTACTGTAAAGAACGAAGGTCACTTCCCTATTGATATTGACAACATCAAGATCAAAGTAGATAATATCAGTTCTATTGAATACCTAACAGGTGAACCCATGACTGAAGCAGTAGTTGAATCGCAAGTATCCCTCCCGCAAGAAACAGACGAAGAAGCAATGAATCGTATTAGCACCCGCTTTCAAATTATGGATGAAATGACAAAAGCGTGTATCGCAGGTGACATTCGTGCTTTGATCGTAACTGGTCCTCCCGGTGTAGGCAAGTCACACACTGTTATTCAAGAAATGGAAAAAGCAAGCTTGTTTGACAAAATTGCTCAACGTAATCCACGTTTTGAAATTGTCAAAGGTGCGATCTCTGGTATAGGTTTGTTTGCTACACTGTACAAGTTTTCTGACCCACGCAATGTACTAGTGTTTGACGATTGTGATGTTTGGTCAGACCCTGATGCGTTAAACGTATTGAAAGGTGCTTTGGATTCAGGCAAGAAGCGTAGAATTTCTTGGAACAAAGATTCACGTTTGCTCAGAGACGAAGGTGTACCTAACTCGTTTGACTTTCACGGTTCAATCATTTTTATCACTAACGTTGATGTTGCTAACAACAACAAGCGTTCTACTGTCAAGGCACACATTGATGCGCTGCAATCACGAGCACATTACTTGGATCTGACTATTGACACCGAGCGTGACAAAATGTTGCGTGTGCGTCAAGTTCACCGTGACACCAACAACGGTTTGTTTGAGGATTATGGTTTTAATGATGCTCAGTCTACTGAAATCTTAGACTTCATGGAAACCAATCTGACTAATCTGCGTGAAATTTCACTGCGTATGGCTGTAAAGATTGCTGATCTTGTTAAAGTGTCAAAGAACTGGAAAATGCTGGCTGAAGCAACTTGTGTAAAGCGTGGTTAAGTAAGGGAGTAATATCATGAACGATAAAACACGAGATATTTTTAGACAAGCGATTACTGAAGTATTTGATCTGTTTCCTGAAGACAACGAAGAAATAAACAAGATGTATATACCTGATCCTTTTGTTGAAGTGTTAACCAAACAGCTAATCAACAGAACCTTATTGGTAACAAGAAATGCAATTGATAACGGTGTTACTGATTTTGTAGAGATAAAAAATCTTGTCAAAAAATATTTTGATATTTAAGTTTTCCGACACCATGATGGTGTTTTGTTTTAGGGACATTGATGTCCCTTTTTTTGCCTTTAAGTTTGACTCTATTTTGACTCTATAGTAATATATACTACTATGCAGACAAAAGAACATTTACTTTATTTCTTTCTATCCAAATCTATTAGACTTCATTATAGTGATAGAAAATTCTTTAATAATCTAACCATAATTATCAAAGATACTAACACGATCACTACGGGTCAGGATAAGCTATTCTCAAAACTAGTAGAAAAATATCTCCTTCAGTTAAAACAAACTAACCTTACTAAAGATCAGTTACTAGAGTTACCATGGAAAGCGCAGGTAATAGAAACATCTAAAGAATATACGGCGGCTAGAGTATCATTGCTCAATGACAAACTTGTTATCCGAGTTCCAATGAACAACAAGTTTATTAAAAGGTTTGATGATATAAAAGACAATACGTTTAATTGGGATAAGACTAAAAAAGCGTACATATCTTCTATGAGTACCTATGCTTTAAAAATTGCATATACTATTCTTCCCAAATACTTTCCAGAAGTTTATTATTGTAATCACATTAAAAGAATATTATCGGAAGTGTCCACTTTAACTGATCCCAATATAATCTGGGAACCAACTTTAGTCAACATAAATAATAACTACTATATCATTGCTGTAAACGAACCAATAGGCAATCGTATAAGCAACATAGAACTTAACACTGATCCCAAAACTCTTTTTAAATTATCTAAGTTGGGTATAAAAACTCACAAAGATTTAATTGATAGCAAGATCAAAAAGTTTGCTAGTGAGTTTGTAACTGAAACAGAAATTGATGAAACTGAAATAGTAACGTGGTTAACAGAGCTAGATGTTAAACAAGTATTATTAGGTAAAGGTGTTCATACCGCTTTTCTTAAAACTAAACAACTGTTCGTGCCCTTAATTAAAAACTTAGAAAAGAACAATATTGAAGTTATACCCGTTAAATCTGATTTTGCAGTAGACAGCACTATCAAAACACCTGTATTATTACAATATCACGGCGATGAAAGTAGAAAATTCTGCGGAGCTGGTGCTGTTGCTAAATGTGTGTTTATAAAGAATTCAAATCCAATTGAGGTAAAATGAAAACAGCTAAAATAATTATAACCGATGAAGTAAATGTTAAAATTCAAGGATTAGAACTTGATGCTCGTAAAGCGTTGATGAAAAAATTTGAAGTGGAAAAACCCGGTGCTAGGTACTTGCCTAGTGTTCGTCTGGGTAGATGGAATGGTAAGATCAGCTACTTTTCATTAGGTGGCGCCACTCATATTAATTTACTAGATCAAATTATCCCTATCATTGATAACTTTAATTACGATATTGAACTAGAAGACTTACGCACTTACAAAACTACATTTCAATTTGAACAAATAAAAGAAGATACCTTTGCTAATAAAACTTGGCCTAAAGGTCATGTTAAAGAAGGTGAGTCTATTATGTTTAGAGATTATCAAGTAGAGATTGTAAATACCTTTTTAGCTAATCCGCAATCATTGCAAGAAGCAGCAACAGGCGCAGGTAAAACTTTAGTAACGGCTGCACTATCTTTGTCAGTAGAACAATATGGTAGATCAATCGTTATCGTTCCAAACAAATCATTAGTAGTACAAACAGAAGAAGACTATGTTAACTTAGGTCTTGATGTTGGTGTTTATTTTGGAGATAGAAAAGAACTAAACAAAACTCATACTATTTGTACTTGGCAATCATTGAACAATCTGTTAAAAGCAACACAATCAGGTGACGCTGATTTTACTATCAACGATTTTATTGAAGGCGTAGTATGCGTGATCGTTGACGAAGTGCACCAAGCAAAAGCAGAAGTTTTAAAAGACTTACTTACTGGTGTGCTATCACGAGTGCCAATTCGTTGGGGCTTAACTGGTACTATTCCAAAAGCTGACTTTGACAAACTATCATTGTTAGTGTCACTAGGTCCGGTTGTTGGTAAGCTTTCAGCCAGTGAATTACAAGAACAAGGCGTTCTTGCACAGTGTCATGTAAACATTGTTCAGCTAAAAGACGGCAAAGAATACAAAGACTATCAAAGTGAATTGAAATTTTTAACCACCGATCAACTTAGACTAGATACTATTGCTAAACTGATTGATAAAATCAAAGATACCGGCAATACATTAGTGCTAGTTGACAGAATCAGTGCAGGTAAAGAGTTAGTAGAAAGGTTACCTAACTCAGTATTTGTATCTGGAGAAATGAAATTAACAGAGAGGAAAGAAGAGTATGATGAAATTAGAACGAGTGAGGGCCGAATATTGGTTTGCACATACGGTGTTGCAGCCGTGGGTATTAATGTACCTAGACTGTTTAACATTGTTATGCTTGAACCTGGTAAGTCGTTTGTAAGAGTAATACAAAGCATAGGCAGGGGTCTGCGCATGGCAGAGGATAAAGATCATGTTGCCGTCTGGGATATAACTAGCGATTGTAAGTTTTCTAAAAGGCACCTTACCCAAAGAAAAGCTTTTTACAAAGAAGCTTCTTATCCGTTTAGTATTGAAAAATTAGACTATTAGAGATATAATATCAATATGAGAATATTAAACTTAGATGTAAACAGTTGTTACAATTTAGAATCATTACCTGAAGAAATAGACGATCTTCAGTTTGCAATATTAGATAACTCTAATCCAAATAATCCAGACTTTTATTTTATACCTCTGATATTTTTAGAGTCTTTTAACTCGCCTGCTGTAGTTTTACAAGTGGGTAATAGAAAAATTAAAATGCCAGTAGATTGGCAAATCTTAATTGGAGAATCTGAACACGGTGATTTAGAAACTCTTCCCTTGTCTAGTGTAAACGACAGAGGATTTAATGCGTTTCAATTTAATCCTCTTACTTCTTATGCGCCCGATTTTCTTCCTATAGAGATTGTAGACATTTATCAAGATGTAACTTGGTTTTCGCCTAGACTTAGAAATGGTCAGTTTTTATGTGTACCCATTGATGATAGCGAAAAGCCCCGATGCTTATATTTTGTTAAAGAGATTAGCAGAAACTGTGAAGTAGTTGATTACGGGAAAGTCTTTTAATGGCTAAAAAATCTGTACCAAAAGACGAAACTTTTGAAAATCAAGATTTGGATCTGTTCAAAACTTTAGAAGCGTTGGACAAAAAAGACTATGACTTTTTTGACAGGTTAACTCCCGAACAGCAGAAAAAGTTTGTACCATTTTTGTTAGTACAATGGATGAGTGCTATTAAAGGCAATAAAGATTTACAACGATATTATTTGCAAAGCACAGAATATTATGCTAACAAATATTTGCTAGATCATATGATTGCTAGTAAAGAACATTCTCATCCAAAACTACAATGGTTAATGTTGTGTGCTGCTAGCCCAGGCAAGGGGAAACAGTTTCATCAATGGATACCCAAGATAGGTGAAAAAGTAAGCTTACTTAAAGAAGCAGCTAAAACTAAAGAGATTCAAGACTACTATAAAAAGATATACCCAACAGCCAGTGAACGAGACATAGCAGAAGTAGCAGAAGTATTTGTTACTGAACACAAAAAGAAAGTAGTACTAGCTAAAAAATTCCCAACACTAAAATTAGACGAAATAGAATTGTTGAGCACTATTGTAACCGATGATGAACTTAATCAGTATGAAAGAGACTCAGGTAACTGAATTTGTTTGCGACTTTTGTAATAAGCAATTCCAACGCGAACAGTCAATGTTTAAACACATGTGCGAAACTAAGCGTAGAGTGCATGAAAAAGATAACGCTGGAAACAGAATAGCGTTTCAGTGCTGGCTTGCTTTTTACAAAAAGAATACAAACTCAAGAAAACCAAAAACTTATTTGGACTTTGTAAAAAGCGCATATTACATAGCCTTTGTTAAATTTGGTAACTATTGTGTTGATATTAATGCTATCAATATTACTAGATACTTAGATTGGTTGCTAGACAATAAAATTTCTATTGATAGTTGGACTAGTGATCAAGTATACAATCGTTACTTGATTTATTACTTGCGCGAAGAAGATCCACTTGATGCTATTGCTAGAAGCATTGAAACTACTATTAAATTAGCAGAACCAGATAATATTAAAGCTGGTGACTATTTACGATATGGTAGTAAGAATAAAATTTGTTATAAGATTACTAACGGCAAGATCAGTGCATGGATGTTATATCAAAGTCAATCGGGTATTGAATTTATTGAAAGTTTAGATGAAGGTTTACAACGATTGATCTTTGATTATATCAATCCTGAACAATGGGCATTAAAGTTTTTGCGAAACAAAGAACAAGTAAAGCAAGTTAAAGAACTATTGAAAGAAGCTGGGTATTAAAGTTGAGCGAACAGATATATTCATTAGATGATGTATCAAAGCAACTAAACATACCCAAAAGTTGTTTAGTATGTTCACATTGGACCATGCGAAAACAAGTTTGGAAGTGGGCTGAAGATTGTGATATAAAGATAGAATACCAAGGTTCCGAATTGTTTAGTATATCTGATATTTGGTATGTACCAATAGAAGAACATAGAATTTGGTTTAAACTGAGGTGGGAATGAGCTTGTCACAAAACGAGCATGATGAGATTCTAACTGAGATGGCGAATAATATTCGTAATCGTTTAGATCAAGAGTTATTATACAATTTGTGTATCACAAGTGGGTGGCATGGTGCAATAATTTCTTATCAGCAACTTGATGAAGTGATAGAATGGGTAAAACAAAACACTATAGGTGAACATCGTTGGTTTGATAATCGTATAGCGTTTGAACAGTCTAAAGATTATGAATGGTTTTTATTGAGGTGGGAATAAATGGGTTTCAATTATTACGATCATGTAGACATAATTGATTATGTTCCTACCAACCGAAAAATCAGGAAAAAGATTTTCATTAATAATGAATGGCAAGAACAAATCTTTATTCAGTGTGACTGGACTAGAGCTTTAGAAGATTGGTTATGGGAAAAATATCCTAACAAAGGTTACCTAAAAGATTGGTGGTTGACTAGTAAACGTGTTACAATAAACGATAAAATATATGTCCATTGGAAACTATGCGAATAATAACATTTAAAAAGATAGACAGAAGATACAACGGCGGTAATATTTATCAATATATGATAGAGACTCATGGTATGAATTCTCGGGACCAAATCAAGACGTTTAATGAAATTAGACAATGGTGTGAAGTAATTTGGGGACGTAGTTATGAGTTACACGATGCTTGGGCACATGACGAAGACTGGCCAATATGGGCTTGGGCTAACGATAGCAAGGACAGCAAACGCGCTATTTACTTAAAGACCGATAAAGAATATATGTTAGCTAAACTAAGATGGGAATGATATGCCCTCTCATTTGATGATAGATATAGAATCTTTAGACACATCACCCAATTGTGTTATTCTTACTATTGGTGTAGTAAAGTTTAACCCAAAAGGAACTGGTGTGCTTGATAGATTAGAACTAAAACCTACTATTGAAGATCAAACTGAAGTATATAACAGAATCATTAATGAAGATACTCTCAGATGGTGGTCGCAACAATCTCCTGAAGCACTAAACGCAGCGTTTAATGAACAGGGTAGAATGTCATTAAAAGAATGCATGGAAGTGTTATATCATTATTGTTGGAATCAAGATGCTGTGTGGTCAAACGGTGCCCCTTTTGACGTAGTAGTTATGGAAACAGCGTTTAGACAAACTTTAACTGATAAACCAAATCCAATACCATGGCCTTTCTATACAGTAAGAGACACTAGAACACTATTTGAAATAGCCGGTGTGAAACTAAAAGATAAAAAGTATGGTACTAAAACTACGCACAATGCAGTAGAAGACGCCGAACATCAAGCGATTGTAGTACAAGATGCTTATCAAAAGTTAATAGCCGCTGGATTAATGAAACCGTGAAATTAAACTTTGACGTAGACATTGACGTAGGTAATAGAGATTTGATCTTGGAAAAGATCAAACATATACCTGCTTCTATGCGTAATATTACACCTATTAGAAAACACGCTTCTGGTATATATCCATGCAACATACCATATGATCCTATAAATGAAATTGCAGCTATTTCTTATGAAGAGGCAGAAGAAAGGGGATACTTTAAGTTAGATATCTTAAATGTTCACGTTTACGAAAAAGTAAAAAGTGAAGAACACTTGATTAGTTTGATGCGTGAACCTGATTGGACTATGCTAACTAAGCGAGATATAGTAGAACAACTTATACACTTGAATGGTCAGTATGATACGATTAGAAAGATGCCTGAACCAATAGATAGTATACCACGGTTAGCTATGTTCTTAGCAGTAATAAGACCAGCGAAACGTCATTTGATAGGAAAAACTTGGCAAGAAGTAAACAAAACAGTGTGGGACAAAGGCAGTGATGGCTATAGCTTTAAAAAGTCACATAGTTTGGGTTATGCATGGTTGGTTGCCGTACATATGAATTTAATAAAAGAGGAACAACATGGATCTTAAACTTATACCTGAAGATAGCGAAGTACTAAGAGAAGTAGCTGAATCGTGGGACTGGGAAAAAGACGGTGATCCCAGTGAATTAGTTAAGGCTATGTCCAAGCTAATGGTTTTACATAACGGCATAGGTTTAGCTGCGCCTCAGTGCGGTATTGCTAAACGCATATTTGTTATGGGTAATTCTGATCATTTAGTAGCATGTATCAATCCAGAAATTATCTCAGGTAGCGAAAGAGTGAGAGAGCAAGAAGGATGCTTGAGCTTTCCTGATCTTTGGATGTATGTAGAACGATACAAAGATATCTCAGTAGAGTATTACAATGTTGCTGGTGAGAAAGTACAACAAGAATTTAATGGTTTAATGGCTAGGGTCTATCAGCATGAGCTGGATCATTTAAATTCTATATGCTTTGATGATAGAGTAGGCAAGCTTGTACTAGAACGAGCAAAAGAAAAGAGAAAAAAGATAAGAGAAAAAAGATAAGAGCTAGAAAAGGCGTTTAACTAAAGTAATTGATCTTCTTTTTGATCTACGCTTACCTAAATCAGTCATGCTGACAGTAGGTCCGTGTAATATTGCTAAACTTTTGTTATTAAATGTTCGTAAGTATGGCTTGAACACGGCCCAATCTTCTTTCAAAAATATATTGATTGGTATAAGTCTATTTGATTCCCACCACCAAATGTCACCTAGTTCTAAAAACTTTTCTTTTAGTCCTATCTCTACTATTGATCCATAATCGTAAATAGAGGTAACTATATCGTCCCGATTTTGTACTATACCTACATAATCTTGGCTGGCATAATGACACACAGTTATAAACGGGTGATTATCACTTAATTTTTTGAAAAAATCTTCTGCACTCATATTGTTAATATTTATTCCCGTTTGAAATCAAATCAAATAATTTATTAAGACTAAATATATAAAACAAAGGTATTAATGATAACATGTCCTATGCAACACAAGTTTTTACATACATACAGTCACAGATTGTTATCATTGATACCGGATACTCAAGTAGGATATATATGCCACAATATTCAAAGCCATTAAGTTTACACAAAGGGGTTGATAATCAATTACGTTTTCAGTTCTTAAATCAAGAACAAAAACCTGTTAATATCACGGGCAAGTCTATTACTTGTCGTATTATAAACGGTGACGGTACAAAAGTGCTTGTTAGTAAAGCATTAACACTACAATTACCCGTGACCGGAATAGCAACATTAGACTTAAATGCGGCAGAAATTGAAAACATTTCAGCACAAAAAGCTTATTATAGCTTAGAAATTCCCACTGGTCAATTTGATTTTCCTGTTTTTATAGATCAAAATGCAGGAGCAAGGGGTGATCTAAATATTGTAAATTCTATATTACCTTCCTTTGTTCCTTCAGAAATAGTTACTATTCCAAGTGGTCAAGACTTCCCGAACACATATCCAAATACTACGTCTAACTACACATATTATACTAGTGTAGTTAACACCCAAGATAATCCTATCCTTACTGTTCAAGCACAATATAATGAATACGAAGGTAATGTAGTCATCCAGGGTTCTACAATACCAGATGGTGAATGGTATACTATCATTGAAAGTGATAATTATTCCAATATCACTGATACAAAAGGATATACAATCATTGGATTTCATCCATTTGTAAGATTACAATTTAACAGTGATCAGGGCGAAGTAGACAACATCTTGGCAAGGTAATGTCTTGATTTATTATAGAAATCTGCTATAATCAATGAATGTTTGATATATTAACAATTATTCCCGGCAAAAGAAAAACAACAGCAAAGGGCTGGGTTTCATTTAATTCACCCTGTTGTCATTATCGTGGACATAAGCCCGATAAAAGAATGCGTGGCGGTTTAATCAAAGACAACTACAACTTTACATACAGTTGCTTTAACTGCCATTTCAAATGTAGATTTGAGTTGGGTAAACCGTTATCTACAAACACTAAATTATTTCTAAAATGGTGCGGCGCTGATGAAAGCTTGATCACAAAGATCGGTTTAGAAAGTTTACAAAATAAAGATATATTAGACTATATTACACCCGCAGTAAGAAATGTAGCTATCAACTTTAAAGAAAAAGAACTTCCCGATAATAGTGAAGTGTTAGATATTAACAATTCAAAACACACTAGATTTATAGACTACTTAAATAATAGAAAAATAAAACACGATGAATATCCTTTTTTAGTTACTACGGAAGATATCGGACGAAACTCAAACAGAATCATTGTTCCTTTTACATACAAAGGAACGATTGTTGGTAATACAAGTAGATTTTTAGACGATAGAAAACCAAAGTATCTTAATGATCAACCAACAGGATATTTGTTTGGTTATGACTTTCAAAAACCTGAATGGTCTATTTGCATCGTTGTTGAAGGTATATTTGATGCACTAAGTATAGATGGTTGTGCTTTGGGTACCAGTACAATCAGTTTAGAACAACAAGAATTGTTAAGAAGGTTAAACAGAACTATTATAGTAGTTCCTGATCAAGACAAAACAGGATTAGAGTTATGTGATCTAGCTATGGAGCTAGGATATCAAATAAGCTTACCTGAATGGGGACTGAACAATGAAGGTAAACCAATTAAAGATGTAAACGAAGCTGTAGTAAAATATGGTAAATTACCTGTGTTGCTAAGTATTATACAATCAGCAACTATGAGCAAAATTAAAATAGAAATGAGGAAACGAAAACTTGTTAAAAGAATTTAACCCCGAAGTACAAACGCTATTTTTGCGTATGATGATCACTAACCCTGAGTTATATACTAGGGTAATGAACATCATGAACCCACTAAACTTTGACAGATCAGTTAGGGCGGCAGCAGAGTTTATAGTAGAACATTCACAAAAATACAATGTGTTGCCTGATCCTACACAAATCAAAGCTACTACTGGTATAGAAATTGAACTAATCCCTGAACTAGACACAGCAGGGCATACTGAGTTTTTCTTAACTGAGTTTGAACATTTTACAAAAAGACAAGAACTAGAACGAGCAATC